TTAATTGACAAAAAAAACAGGCCGCAGCAGAGGGGCGTCTGCTCGGCCTAGTCCTGGGAAGCCTCGCGTCCGCTACGCTCCGGCAACGATTCCCAGGACAACTGGATAAGCGGACATATTACTTGCTACTAAAACCGGACAGTTTATTTGTTGCTAACAGATTTATTTTTTCGATTCAGCCAAGACGCGTCTTACTCTCTACAATCAATTTTCAGGACCTGATCTATACATTACCCCTCGTGAAAGGTTTAAAATCGATTCTGAGGCAAAAGAAGCTCGCTCAGACCATCTTTTTCCCGTGATCCGCAAGGGCTTCCAAGGCCTTTTTGACTTCGGCTTCCATGATCGCCTGTTTTCCCGCCCTCGTTTCAACGGTCTCAAGCATCTGAGCGAGGCGACTTGGCAAGGCTAAAACGTGCTGTTTGACCGCTACCACGATCTTGGACCATGCTTCCGCTACGTCAGCCGCCGGTATAAGCTGGCCCCGTAGTTGAGCATTTTTCAACTCTTGAGCATCGGCCTGTTCTTTAGCCAGCCTTGCCCGTTCTTCATTCAGAACCAGGTCCCGCTTAGCTGGCTTCCAGTTGAAAAGTATCGGTAAAACTTTGGTTGACTCATAGAGGTAAGCCCGACCTTCTTTTCGTTCAGGAGAAAGGCCCTCAAGCCGCTTCTTTATGGTCCTGTAACTCATGCCTGAAATTTCCATTAACTGATTGATTGAAATTTCCATTATGATGATGACCCCTATAAAATTCTGTGACTAAAAATAAAACGCGCTATTCGCGTCACCCGCGTCTAAAGGTCCAGTAAGGACCCGTCCTGAAAGAAGAGAGGTTGCCCGGGCGGACAGCGTCACTATCCGCCCGGGCAAGGTAAGCGCATTGAAGTTGGGGCGAAGACGAAGAAGAAACCCCCGCAAGGATGCGCTCACCGTTTAATGACCCTTGCGTTTTTATTAATGACCGAGAGAGAAAAGGAGCAGGAACCCCTTGTGAGGCCCGGTCAATTTAAGCCGCCTCACCACGGCATTACAGCTTATGTGGACGAACCTACACAAAACGATTCGGCGTGCCTCAAGGCTACGTCCACGTCCTGCAAGGCGACCACTCGGACCGTCCCGGAAGTGCTATGCGTATAAGGATCAACCGTCAGATCGAGACCGCTCCAAAGACCTATTATGAGATCGCTAAAGTTCCCAAAAATAATAGTGTCAGCTGGGACCTGGTTCGACACGCCGACCTTATAGCCATTTGCCCGGCCGTCTTCCATGAGATAAGTCGGATAGCCGCTTTCTTTCGCGGTCTGTTTCATATTTGCGGCGATAGTCGCGTTGACAAGATAAGCCAGGTTCCCGATCAAAGCATTATCGACCGCGATTGATTTTTCAAGGTCGACAATGTCCCCCCAGTCAGGAGTTGAAGCCGCGTTGATGGTGACCGATCCGATCCCGGTTGTATTCAATATTCCTAATGGTTGATTTTGTGAACCGACTCCATTGATCGCGGCCAAATCAATCATCAAGGCCAGCGTGGTAGCCAAATCACGCTTTACGAATTCCTCCGCATCTAGGGAAGATTGCAGCTGTAGCCGGCGAGTAATATCGGTAAAAGCCCCGACCGTCTTTGGCCTTAAAGAAACCTGACCAACTGCCTGATCACTTTCAGTAGGGGAACCGCCTTCATTGAGCCAGTAGCCCGTTGCCCGGCCCGTTTGTTTTGGCAGGGCGACATCACCCTGCAGATCACGAATAACAGTCGCGCCAAGCTCTTGAATCAGCATGGCATTATCAAGTTTTTCGATAAACGAAGAGGGCATGAGGTCCGTTCCGACCAGGTAGCCCGCCGCCGCATCGTTCCCGACAGTTAAGTCTCGCTGATAGTTTGATTCGCTAAAGGCCAGCACCTCAAAGGGGACGAGGATGCCCTCAGCCTGTTTGCCTAATTTCCTTTGCGCGGCCCTTGAGACTTCGAACTCGAAAGACGCTGCTTCCTGGGCTTGCTTATCGGTCGGATTTGCCAAGGCGCGAACCACTCGCAGGAACGAAAAATTTTGTTTCTCCGATCGGCGCAAGCCCAAGCCTGGACCCGAATAATAGACTTCTTCAGCCCGGTTGCGTTCAGCCATCGTGTCCAAAACCTGGGTCCTGAAGGCTTCAAGAGAAGTGCCATTTTTAATCGCTCGGAGGGCCTGTTCTTCCATGTTGTGGATTTCACCAATCGCGATGATTTCTTTGGTGTCGTATTCTAATTTGTCATGCATAATTGTAACCTCTTTATTTTTAATAGTTTTTGACTTAATTTGATTTTCTCGATTTCTCCCAACGCCGACAGATTCATCCGCCGGTATTGAGACAATAGAAATTTCTAAGGGTTTCCATTCCGTGACTCGGAAAGTGTCCCCGGTTTCCTCGCCTGAGGATTCAAGAACCATTTTCATGACCCGATATCCGACCGAAACATTAACCCGGATACCGTCAATGACATCCTGAAATTCCTGTTCAGCCAGTTCGCTTTTTCCAAAGCGAACCGAAGCTCGACCTTTCCGGTCGTCGCCGATCCAGGCTTTTTCTATGACGCCGACTTGCTCGTCTCTCCAATGGTCCTTCAAAAGCGGAGCGCGTCCGCTATCTAAAAAGCTCAGGTCGACGCCCGAGCCGTGATCCAGTATTTCAATGCCGAAATATCGCTCGTAAGGAGCCTCAGACGAAAAGGATAGATCAATCGTTCTTCCCTTTTTGTCAGCCGTGGCCCGGTCGAATTCGGCAGTTCGATAAAAAATTTGGTCTGTTTTAACGCTCTCAATCATGCTGTATGTTCTCCTTTTGTGAGAGTTCCCGGTTCAGTCGGTATATGAAAGCTCAAGAGCCTATGTCCCCTTGTGTTGAAAATGATGGTGAATCCCTCAGACATCGAAGAACTCCTCATCATCAAATGAGCTAACCGGGTTCTCGTTATATTGCCCCCCGACTAATGTTTGAAATGTGCCTAACAGTTTTCGATCACGTTCATTCGCGTATGATTGCTTATTTGAACCCGCCGGGACTTTTGGCTTGATCATCTTCAGCCATAGCTGATCAAATCTCTCCCTGAGTTTTGAAGTTGAAAGGATATTGCAGGACCAAAATTGATCTTGCTGACACCATCTGATGACTGCCTCTAAATCCTCAAACGATCTCCCGTCTATCCTGTGAGCTAAATCAACCTGCCTAGCCCAGGACTGGAGGTTAGGTTTTTTCGCTTTCGGATTATTTTGAAGAATAAGGCTATAAAGAAGCTCTGCAAGTCGGACCTCGTTAGAGTCCGACGAAAAGGTTCTAGTTCTTTCTTTAATATTCTTAACATTCTTGTTTGTGATCACCTGCTGATCATCTGCTGATCGTCTGCTGATCACCTGCTGATCATTTTGTTGATCATCTTCAAGCTCTTGGCATTGGTAAGTATCCCAATTTACAACTGTAATTAACGAAAATTTGTTGTTCGTTTCAATGATCAGATTTCCAAGGGCTTGTAAAACTTTTATCCATCTCCAAACTGTAATTGGTGATGGATTTGATTTTCGCTTCTTGGGGTACATGGCTTTGTGGAACTCAAACCGGCCCGTAATGAACTGGCCGGGTTTCACTAAAACCGGTTTTGCTAAACCATCAACCTTGACCCACCGCTCCTTGTGATTGGCAAGCATCAAACAGCAACAATATACCCGCCATAGATTAGGATCAGACCAAACAGCCGACTCCATACTTTTTCGCCAAAGTTTTACCCATCCCGCTCGGCTCATAACGCATACTCCTCCGGATCCTCGAACCTGACCGCCATGAGTTCAGCAAGCTCCTGATTGCTGGTCTTGACCTGGCCTTTTTCATCGGCTAGTTCGGCCAATAGTAAAAAGAGGTTCGCGGCCCCTGGATCGCGCCGAAAAAGCCAGGCATATTTCCGGCGAAAGGCCCTATTCGGTTTGAAAGACCTCATGAAAAAGTCCTCTTTTCGGTTTCGATTAGACGGTCAATATCAACCCGATCAATCCACATTTTTCCTCGCGGAGTATGCTGAATGACTGGCAGTAACCCTTTCCAGATGAGTTCCCGGACTGAGTAAACTGACCGACCCAGGTAAATCGCGGCTTCAGGTAAGGTGTAAAGTCTTTGAATCATTTCATTGCGTTTTTTCATCTTTACTCCATAAAAAAAGCCGCATCCCTATTCAGGTTGCGGCTGGCTTTCGGCTTGCCGGTTTGGGGTTATTCTGTTTTAGTTAACCTTATGACTTTGACTTCAAACCCGTTAATAAAAGGTTTTTTCTGGAAGTCCCATTAAGTAGATAGCTTCTCCCATTATCCTCAAACTCAATGACAATTGGTAAATCCTTAGAGGATATTTTCATCGGTAAAGCGGGCTTGCGGCTTTTAGTTTTTGGCTTTTCCATGCCGCCGCATCTCCTCTCGCTCTTGAATTTTCTTTCGCAAATAATCAGCTTCTTCCTGGGGATCGCGTTCAATCAAGGAAAACGCAAGCTGAGATATAACGTCACCGTCAATCGTACAATCAACCCGCATCAAAGGTCGGATAATTTTCGAATCAGTTTCGACCTCAGACCACGCATCCTCGACATAGCCTTCTTCTGGCTGGAATTCGAGACAAATGCTTTTATTACCGACCTTATAAAAAATCCATGCGGCAGGATAAGTCCGACAAACAGAGACCTTCTCAATCTTGCTTGCCAAGTTCGTGTCTGTGAATATCTCTTCCAAGGCATCGCCAAAGTTAATTGGTCCGAAACCGAAAAAACTCTCTCCGTTTTTTGGAATTAGCGGGGAATTTTCAGTCACCGCTTTTACTCCGCCGCTACCTCCATCGGTACCCATATAGGCAATAAGCATATTTCCAACTTCACGGGGAGAGATCGAAGCGGCATAAGGACCCCGGCCGCCTTTACTGATTAATCCAGCCTTTCTAAGTTCAATCGAAAGTCTGTCAAGCTGGTGCCGTTTCCCCCTTGTAAGGTTCGCCATAGCGATTAGGATTGATGTTGAAGAAGTCATTGTTGAGCCTCCATTATGTTTTTTCTTGAAAAATTAACCTAAGATAATTTGATAATAACGGCCTTTAATCCATTTGTCAATAGTAAAAAATGACTAAATACAAAAATAGTTAAATTAAATATTTAAGAACTTAAGAAAAAATCTGACGGTTACAAAAACGGTTACAATAAAAAAAAATGGGCTAACCGTAATCGGTTAACCCATCGAAATCATTGGTGCCCCCGGCGTGACTCGAACACGCGACACCGGGATTAGGAATCCCGAGCTCTATCCACCTGAGCTACGGGGGCGTTAAGCGTTATTTTCATGTCATTTTAGTAAC